CATACGAGATGTCTTAGGGTCTCGTGGGCTCGGAGATGTGTATAAGAGACAGGTATTATGTATATCACCAGATAACGAAAACTACAAAAAAGAGGTATCAGATAGCTTTGTAGATATGATTTTTTATATTGCAGATCATATACAAAAGCCAAGTAATGACAATATAGAGCTATTAGATAAAATGTTTAATACTTATGTGAGATTATGCAGTAAATATCATGTATTACCAACACTAGAAGTATTTAGCTTTTTAGTTGGGATTAATCGTACAACGTTTACTGACTGGATGAATGGAGTGTATAGAACAAACTCATCACATGGTGACACGGCTAAAAAATGGTTTGATATTTGTAAAAACTGCGCAATCAATAGATTACATAATCAGACCGGAACAAATGCGAATTTGATATTTGTTGCAAAAGCCGCCTATGGCATGGCAGAAACTGCACCAGTGCAAGTTGCGCAGCAGTACGGCGTACCACAGCAGACAGCCCAGCAGATCGCGGAGAAGCACAAAGCGGCGCTGGAGCTTCCAGAGATGGAAAAACCGGAGCTATAACAGTAAAAACACTATATGTTGTGATTGTGAAGAAACGGATTCTATATCTAGTAATACGCAATGTGCAAATAGGGTACACCCTAAAAAGACATTTCATAAAACATTGTTTTTTGTGCAATATTACAATAGATTTTGCATAGCATTCCCTTGATTACTGCCGCAGGCCCTTAAAGGTCAGCGTTAAACCAGGGAAGCGGGAACCCATGGGGCGGCGGGCTGACTTGCCAGCGTCCGCACTGGATGACCGGGAGGGGGTATATATAAAACCTCAGTCAGCGGTAGTTACCACCGAAACCGCTCGAAAAAACAAAAAAGCTCTCCTTATATGGCAGTGATAGTGATTCGAACACGACAAGCAGTAAGCCTTAACTGTTTCTCTGCCATACTAAAAATAAGGCAATACCAAGAAAGGCGGGTACAACGAATGAATGATATGATGATTTTTAGCAATCCAGAATTTGGAAATGTAAGGACAGTAACGATAGATGGAAATCCTTGGTTCGTTGGAATTGATGTAGCCAAGGCTTTAGGATATGTAAAAGAGAGAAATGCTATTGCAAGCCACGTAGACAAGGAGGACGCCCTAAAATGTAGCCTCCCATCAAATAGTGGAGTGCAAGAAACGATTGTAATAAATGAGAGTGGTTTATTCTCACTTATTCTGTCAAGCAAACTTGAATCTGCGAAAAGGTTTAAACATTGGGTTACTGCGGAAGTCCTTCCTTCTATCAGAAGAACTGGAAAATACGAGATGGTTCAGAAACAGGATTCCTACCAAATTGAAGACCCGATAGAACGTGCTAAACGGTGGATTGAGGAACAGCAAGAAAAGCAACAACTTGAAGCCAAAGTAAGGGAACAGAAACCAAAGGCTGATTATTTCGACAGTCTGATAGATAATAGACTTCTTACAACTTTTCGAGATGCAGCAAAGGAATTTCACATCCCACCTAAAGCGTTTACTAAGTGGCTTACGGAAAATGGTTATATTTACCGTGATCGGCATAATATTATCAAGCCTTATGAATCGTATAGGAAAGCTGGACTTTTCCAGATGAAAGATTTTTCAACACCGTTTGGCTATTCAAACGTCCAGACATACATAACCGTAAAAGGAAAAGAGACATTTAGACTGTTACTTCAAGGGCAAGGATTGATTAGAAAGTAAAAAAAGAGAACCATTACGGCTCCCTTTTGATATCGTCAGTTGTTAATTTGATTAAGACATCTGGTTTAGGTTCGATTATAAGTTGACATTCCAGGAAGTCAAGAATCTGAATTAACTCATCGGCAGATATACTTCCTCTCGAAAATTTGTTTGCAAGAGATTGTGGAAGCATACCCAGATGGTTAGCTAATTGAACGTTGGTGACCTTCTTCATTTTCATAATTTGTTTTATTTTATCCGAAACCATATAATCACCTCCTATTAATGTAATCATAATCAAAACCGTTTAAATAGTCAATAAAAATATTCATAAATGAGTATAAAACACTTGAAATAATACTCGAGTACGTGTATAATTGACTTATAAATAAACGGGAGGGATTATGTATGAAAATAGGTTACGTGAGGGTATCAACAATAGAGCAGAATGAAGCGAGACAGATTGAAGCAATGAAAACTGATGGTGTTGAAAAAATTTATATGGACAAAAAATCCGGGAAAGATTTTAATCGTCCAGAGTATCAGAAAATGATTGCTTCTCTTCATAAAGGTGACATTCTGATAATCCATTCGATTGACAGACTTGGAAGAAACTACGAAGAGATTATTGCTGAATGGCGAAAAATCACAAAAGAGATTGAAGCAGATATCATTGTACAGGATATGCCGTTGCTTAATACTACGCAAAACAAAGATTTGACAGGAACACTGATCGCAGACATAGTTTTGCAGCTTCTCTCATATGTAGCACAAAGAGAAAGAGAAAATATTCGGCAGCGTCAAAAAGAAGGTATTGCAATTGCAAAAGCCCAGGGCAAATATAAAGGTCGTTCCAAAAAAGAGATAAACAAAGACCTTTTTGAAGAAACCAAACGAAGTTGGCAAATGGGAGAAATAACAAAAGCACAATTTGCTGAGACTATAGGAGTTTCAAGAAGCACTCTATATAAACTCTTGGAGGGGGATAAAGATGATTGATTTTACAAACAAGTGTATTGTTACAGAAAATAACGTTGAATCAGAACAGTTGCTTAAAAAAGCAATAGCCCAAGGATTTAACTTGCCAAAAGGCGAAAAAGCAATGGAATCACATAGATACTTTCGTTTTATCGGGAGTCCGTATAAACATGTTGTGGCTCTTGTCCCTGTATGTACGAGTGATCTAAACAATGCTATCAGATACTCAGAGATATTCGGTAATGAACTGGAAGAACTTAAAAAAATTACTGATTCAGCTGCAAGATGGTGCCGGGCATATGGATATGAACATTTGAATGTATATGCAAACGAAGAGCTTGAAAGTTATACTGGAAAGGCAATCGCAAAGACAACAGACAACATCATACAGCGTGTTGATGTTGAAATAAAGAAACCACGTAAACTGACTGTTTCAGAGTTGGAAGCATATTTAGGATATCCAATTGAAATTGTAAGTTGAGGTAAGTGCTCATGAAACCAAACCCACAATCCGAATCCATCCGCATCCGATTTTCCGAAAAACAGAAAAAAAGGCTCCTGGAAGAGAAGAACCGGACTGACAGGAGCGTATCGGATATTGTAAGACAGGCAGTTGATGAATATTTCGGGAGGAAAAGACGTGCTTAAATTTTTTTCAAAAAATAAAAAAGGCGTTTCAGTTCCAGAAGAATACGAAAAGAAATTCCCGAATGCAGATACCAAACGCATAAGGAAAGACAATATAGTTGTTCATTCGAGTGGAATATGTGCAGATGGGAAATTTTACAACACAGAAAATGCAGAAAAGATATTTACCGATAATATTGACTGCGACCATTACGGATATACATGTTATTCAGAAAAGACTTATTTTTTAACAGCAAAGGGAAATTGGTTTTCAGCATTTACAGTTATTAATGGATATAGAGAAGAGAACCAAGAAGAAAATACAATAACAACGTGGGTACATATTGCTTATGGCTCTTTGCAAGTTGAAGACAAAGAAAATATAAAAATATTATTGGGAAGGAAAGACATTGACCTTTACAAGAAATATTTCGGGGAGGTGGAAGAAGGATGATGAATTATTTTTTATACAGTATTGGGAATGATGTCCGTTCATGTGAAAAAGAAGAGTATATTCCAAGAGATGCTACTGGAATACTTAAAGTACAAAATGGAGAAGTATTTTCAAAGGAAAACGGAGAATGGAAAAAGTTATCCATGCTATACGCACCAATAAGTGATAACAAGGATAGTCTTCCCGAATCCCCCATTGATGTAGCGTCTATGCTTATCAATGCCACAGTAACTAACGAACTACCGACTGAGAAAATTCCACTGTCTTCATTATTGGAGCAGAAAACATGGGAAATTCCAAAATACAACATTCTACAGTTGGAAGAGATTGCGAAACACCTCCTTCTCTACTGTGAAACTAAAAGAAAGGGGCGAGAAGATGTCTTTAGTAAAAATCACAAACCCCAACCCCAATGATTGGCTCGGCACAAAATATTTCATTGATGGAAATGAAGTTCCGAGAGTAAGATCAATAAATTTCCATACCGCAGTATATGAAATTCCAGTATTTGAGTTTGAAATGATGGCTGTCCCAGACATTGAAATGGAATGCTTGGCACAAATCGGTGTCACTTCTCAATCAATTACTGACGCAATTTCAGTTTTAAGGCACGAACTGCTACAACACGGAGAAATTTACAATGGATTCAAAGCAAGCCTAAAATCGGCTTTAGAATCCTACAATTACTGTGGAATGCCATTTGAGCCAGAAGAAGAGATTGCAGAAAAAATTCTGGACTTCTTAATCGGGGAGGAAAAAGAAAATGAATGCACTTAATGTAATTGGAACAGCTGTAAATCTTGCATTTTTCGTTCTGGTTCTTGCCGGTACTTTAGCCATACTGGACGAAGAAGGAAAGACAAGCGTAATACAGATTTTATTCTGTATTTGTTTAGAAATATGTTTCGCACTGAATATTTTCTTAATTTGCACGAGGTAAAGGAGGATATAGAAATGAAATTTTCAGAAGCATTAAAACTTATGAAACAGGGAGCAAAAGTGAAACTTCCAGGATGGAATGGTTACTGGTGTTGGGACGATGAAAAACAGACGATTATGATTCATTGCAGACCAAAAGATTCCGATCAAGGCCAGGGAGCAGTTCTCGATATCCGTGAAACACAGAGAGTAGAATATACTTTCATGCACACACAGCGAGATGACTGGATGATTGCTGATGAGAATAACTGTGGTGTTCTTGGTGGTCAGTCAACATTTGGATTTGGTGACGCTATCCGTTATCTGAAAAGAGGACTTAAAGTGTCTCGTAAAGGCTGGAATGGAAAGAAACAGTACATTCAGATTGCCACTGGAATTTCATATAAGACTGCTGATAATGAAATTGTAAATTGTGAACATGATGCAATCGGAAACAAAGCCATTGCTTTTGTCGGAACATCTGGCGTACAGATGGGATGGCTTGCATCTCAAGCAGATATGTTAGCAGAGGATTGGATTTTTGCAGAATAAGAGGAGAACCCCATGTATCTACTAATTCCAATTAGAATTATCCCGATTGAGTTAATCGAAAGGGTTAAATTCATAAAAGCGCCGCTTCGACTTAATCCATGTAGGCTCGGGAAAACCTATGAAAGTGATAAGTCGAGGCATCCAGAGTAGCTTAAGTGTTAATTACTTATTATACTAATTACATAAACTTATATATCACGATTTCCCCGGGCTTTAATGGTGCGCCCGGGTGATAATGGGCTATCGCCAAATGGTTAAGGCACAGCACTTTGACTGCTGCATTTGCTGGTTCGAATCCAGTTAGCCCAGTTTGCGGTTTCGCTAATGCCGCAAGTTCATTTTATAACACTCTTTTCTGAAATCTAAAAGTGTTTCAGAAAACCTTTGTTGCGGCTAGTGGTCAAGAACTGCAACAGTGCCGGATTGTTTGTCATGGCGGTCAAATAATTCGGTATCTTAGGAAGCTTAGTTCAGCGGTAAGAGCAACGGCCTCATAAGCCGTAAGTCCTGGGTTCGAATCCCAGAGCTTCCATTTCTTCTAAATGCCATTCATCCGTAATATGGGTGGAAAAAACTTCCAGTTGAGCGTGTGGATTAGGTAAATTTATAGGTGCGATACGGCGTAGCCTAAATGGATCTGATTTCCCGGCTGGTATATCTCGGAGTTAAAAACATTAACGCAGCGCACGTTAATAAAAGGAGTTTTCAAGAGATGCCGTTCAAAGACGCATAAAAATATCCAGTGAATCTACAGCACTAAAACTTGTAGATAGTGGAAAGCATAACACGATAAACCTATTGCTAACCCGGAAGAACCGGGTTATTCGGAAAGTGCAAGTAACTGGGAACGGGCTAGTCGACTAGGTCTTGATGGTTCGAATCCATCCTTTCCGATTGTTTGGAGACTGAAAGTTTGGTGGTAGGAAAAGCACAGAGCAGTGCGTAGGAATGTATAACCGAGTTCCGAATACGTACTGTTTATCGGTGATATAGTGACTTCCTCTAGTAGTCAATAAGTGAACGTGCTGAAATGGTTCTTCCAAACATGTACATAGCAGGATAGAGAAGCGGAATCTCACATGGCTCATATCAATGGAAACGGCGGTTCGAATCCGTCTCCTGCTATTCCATCTACCAAGTGTAGATAGGACATCTGACTTTAGCATAGCTATTGTTAGTTCTTGCACATAAATGCGGATGCGTTTGCGTGCATTCGTGCAGGCATATAGACGCAACTCACTAGCGATCTTGTGCAAAAACTTTTTAGAGAGATAAGACCAATGCCCGTGAGGAGTGATAGTCGGGGATTCTAAAAAAATCATCTAGTTTAGCGTTTTATGATGAAAAAAGAAACATAGCTCAGTGGTAGAGCAATGATATTGAATATCATGTGACACAGGTTCGATTCCTGTTGTTTCTATCTGGCAAATTGCCATTGCCAGAAGTTGCATTTTCCCCCTTAAAGTTCCAGTGCTTCTCGTTGGGAGATTTATGCCGTTCAAGTCGGCACACTGGATTTTTCTAAATCGAGGTAATTTATGAACGAAAAAAGTTGTAAGAATTGCAGAAAACACGATGGCTTCACATGGGTTTGCTTCAATAGTGATGGAAAAACAAGGAGGCATAGTACCGATGAGCGAACTTTCTGAACTTATAAATAGAGGTGGTTTAATTGATGATTTTAAGATAGAAAAATCCAAAGATGAACCACCTACACAACCAATAAAGTTAGCTGATTGGCTGATTGACAGAGGATTGAAAGATGGAATTCGTCTGTATGGGAAAAATGATCTTAGAAAAATTGCAAATTACTTACTGATTTACTGTGGTGATGAAAATGATTGAAGTATGCGGTAAAGAAATAAAAGACGAATGTTCAAACTGCGGGAATATCCTTGAATGCGAGCTGTTCCGCCAGGGACATGGCATAAAACAGGAACGTGAAAACATAGCTAAAATGATTGCCTGCCAGATGAAGCATAGGGAGAAGAGGGAATTTGAATGCTAGATTTACTTGATAAACGCAATTGTCCTGTTTGCGGTGGAATATTGAAATGTGAAAATGCCGATTTCACAAACCCTTTTATAGAAAAAGGACTCTTTTTAAATGTGACATGGCAATGCACCAATTGCGGCGCTGAATATACTGCAAAACTTGAATTAACTTCAAACGGATATGATGTGCAAGACCGTGAAGCACATATTGATGTAGAGGATAATTTTTCAGCCGAAAAATTTATGCTTGGAAGAGACAATTTTCGAAGACAGAGGTGGTAAATATGAAATTTGAGGATATGGCAAACTGGACAGAAGAACAGTTGAAAAATGAAGTTGTTCGTTTGGCTGATGAATGCGAGAAAAAACAGCATATAATCCTGGACTATAAAGCTTTATCGGAGACACTTAACCAAAAGCTTCTTGAAAATGATAACTGGAAGATTCCGATTGATGGAATTGAAAATGTAGATACTGGTCATCCATCTATAGAATGGTATGAACAACGACACCAGGATGACTGTATTAGAATCAACGAGTTAACTGTTACTGTTGACACATTGGTTGACCGATACGCTAATTTAAGGAAAAACAAAGGAATGTGCTGATATGGGCGAGAAAGACGAATTAAAGCATTTCTTTACATGTAATGGTGAAGTGATTGAAGAAATAGCATGGATTTCAATTTCGGATGGGACTGTTATCGAAGGCGGTATTCTTCACAGAAATGAGGACGGCACACTTTGTAGCATAGGCAAGCCGTTAAGTATTGAACTTGAATGTAAATTAAGTAATGAACTATTTTGGACACTAGTTGCCCCAAATCGAATAAACCAGAACAATTTCCGAAAAATACATGGAATCCCAAAAAAGCGCAAGATTGCATGGCGAAAAGGAGTAAGAAAGCATAAATGAGCATTAAGTCAGCATTAGAATCCGAAGGGATAGATTTTTCTGAATACATGAACCCACCCGAGCCGTGGAATGGACAGGCATTATTGAGGAATATCAATGGAGTGAAATACGCCTGTTGCCCTTTTTGCCAGAAGAAAGCACTTTTGATTAGCCCAAACACGAAGATTCAGCACCTGAAACTGAAATGTAAGGGTAGTAATTGCAAGAAAGAGTTTGAGGTGAACGTATGATATGGAACGAAGAAATATCCTTTGATGGATTCCAAAAGAAAATTGATGAGTGGTACAAGGATAAAGACTTTGAACTGTGCGACCCACCTATCAGTGCTCAGTTTGCTTTAGACTTGATTTTCAAGACATTAGTAGATGATAGAGAAGATTATCCATATCTCACAACTATGTCAGAAAATGTAGAACAGACAAATAGCATTATGCTCGATTTAATTCTTCGGAAATACAGTCGCAAATACAGAAAATACTTGAAATCAAAAAGAAAGATGGTGAGCAAATGAAAAAGATACCAACATTATTTGAGCGAGAATTCAAAGACCATAAGGTTGTAAAGGTTCTTCCAAAAGTGCATCCGGGTATGGAATGGGTACTTGAAGGAGAAGGGATTGCAACGGTCAAATATGATGGTTCTTGCTGTGCGATAATTGACGGAGAATATTATAAAAGATATGACTGCAAGAAAGGAAAAACACCGCCAGAAGGATTTATCCCTTGTTGTGAACCAGATTCCATTACAGGTCATTGGCCGGGATGGGTAAAGATTGATGAGAATAATTCGTCTGATAAGTGGTTTGTAGAAGCGTATTATGTAACTTCAATGTGGACAAATCAAGGTTGTAAATTACCAGATGGCACATATGAAGCTGTTGGAAAGCATTTTCAAGGCAATCCATATTATGACGATTATGATTCTTTAATAAGACATGGCAACAACATCGTTGAAGTCGAGCGTACATTTGAGGGAATCAAGAAATATCTTTCTGAACACGAGATAGAGGGATTAGTTTTCTGGAAAGACGGAAGCCCACAATGCAAAATCAAACGTTCAGATTTTGGCTTTGAATGGCCAGTAAAGAAGGAAAGGGAGAGTTTATGAAGAAAATATTTTTTGCTGCGTTATTATCAATGATGCTGTTTGGATTAACAGCATGTCAATCGACAACAAAGAATTTGGGTGGAACAACCACAATAAAATTAAAACCAGGTGTAAAACTGGAAGAAATCACATGGAAAGACGATGATTTGTGGTATCTTACTCGACCAATGAGAGATAACGAATCAGCCGAAACACATACATTTGACCAGTCAACTGATTTTGGTTTCGAAGGTCAAGTAATTATTATTGAGAAGAATAAATAAATCAGTCAGAGAGCCACATGAGAGCCAGACTAAATTCTAAAAAGAAAGGAGGTCTGGCTCTATTTTTATGGGAAAAATTACAGAAGGCTCGCTTGAATGGTATCGGGCAGTGCTGAATCAAATTATCAGTAGTGACATGACAATCTATCAGAACCAAAAGGATTGCCTTGATTTGCTCTTAAACATGAATATTGACCTTCCTTTCAACAAGAATCAAGAAGCACGGAAAATGGCTATGAAAGTAAGTCAATACTCACATAACATAGCAGAGAAGTGTGCTGCATTAACTGGTAGTGGTGACTTTGACGATATCTACTGGCAGTATTTATTATTGGAATCACCACATTTGCTTGATTCATATGCCATGTATATAGAAAAAGATAGAAAACCAGAAGAACGGTTCTATTTACCAAGACGCAGAACATTGAAAAAAGTAGTAGATAAATTACAAGCACTTGAAGAAGATGAACTTGACGAATTGTTTCTGCATCAGCCAGCCAGAACTGGTAAATCGCAAATTATTACTGTTGGAACCGCATGGCATTGTGCAAGAGATTCAGAGATAAGCAACCTCTATGTTACATATAAAGAAGGACTTGGCGGCGCATTCCTAGATGGAGTTATGGCAATATGGACTGACCCCACATATTGTCATGAAGATGTATTTCATTCAAAAATAGCCAGAACGGATGCAAAGAACCACAAAGTAGACCTTGAAAGAAAGAAAAAATATGCGACATTATCTGGAAAAGGTTTGGAATCTGGTTTGAACGGTGAGTATGACGCATATGGTTGGCTGATTCTCGATGATATCCTGGAAGGTATTCAAGATGTATTAAATCCAGATATTCTCAGAAGAAAGCAAATTGTGTTTGACAACAATGTAATGTCACGAAAGAAAGAACAATGTAAATTGATTCTAAATGGTACTATCTGGTCATTGCATGATTTGTATATGGACAGACTATCATTTCTTCAGAATAATCCAGAAGCAAAACACATTAGATATGATGTTCTTAAAATTCCAGCTCTTGACCCGGAAACTGATGAGAGTAATTTTGACTACGATTACGGAGTTGGATTCAGTACAAAATATTATCGTACTATTCGTTCTAAATTTGAAGAAAACGATGATATGGCAGGATGGTTAGCCCAGTATCAGCAGGAACCTATTGAAAGAGATGGCGCTTTATTTAATGCGCAACATATGAATTTTTATAATGGACAACTTCCAGATGAAGAACCATTGAAAGTAGTTTCGGCTTGCGACGTGGCTCTTGGTGGTAGTGATTACCTTGCAATGCCAGTAGCATATGTATATGAAGATGGTTCTGTATATATACACGAAGTAGTATTTGATAACTCTGAAAAGAAATTTACTATGCCAAAAGTTGTATCAGCAATTGTCAATAATAAAGTTACGAATGCTTTTTTTGAAGCCAATGCAGGCGGCGAAGGGTATAAAGATGAAGTAGAAGGAAAGTTGAAGGAACAAGGGTATCAAACTAATCTTACTTCTAAATATGCTCAACAAATGATTTTGAATAATGGTGGACACGCACCTAAATCAGCAGTGAGAAAAGAACAGAGAATTTGGGATAATGCTGAAAACATTAGAAAATTTTATTTTCTTGATACTGGATATCAAAATGCAGAGTATAGAAAATTTATGAATAATGTCTATTCATTCACAATGACAGGAAAAAATAAGCACGATGACGCACCGGATTCACTCGCTAGCTTAGCAGTATTCTTAAAAAATGGAAGCGGAGTTGGAACAGTAACAGCAACACAGAATCCACTTTGGGGGAGGAGATAGAATATGATGACTGCAACTCAATATTTACGCCAGATTGAAAATTATGATAACAGAATCAAAAACAAGCTTATCGAAGAAGAACAGCTCAGTTCTCTTTCCACAAGTGTATCTGCAATCCCTGTTGGAGAAAAGGTACAAACTTCTGTAAAACGTGATCCGATGGGAGATATGGTTGCAAAGATATTTGATCTGCGAGAAGAGATTTCAAAAATGATATCCGAATTTTTACAAAAAAAACAGGAAATAGTCCGAACCATAGAACAGGTTGAAGACCCGTTGCTGTACAACATACTATTTAAGCATTATGTTGAGTACAAATCATTGGTTCGTATCGCAGACGAGATGGGTTATTCAGAGATTCACATTAAAAAAAAGCATTTAAAAGCCATAGCAGAAGTAAAAAATATAAAAGGTTTCGAAAGATGATACCATAATATACTGAAAAATACTTTTAATATGTGTAAAATATAAAGTAGAGCATTGGATTAAAATATCCAGTGCTTTTTATTTTGTAGAAAGGATGGTTCGGCTCGTGAGAAATACAATGAATTTTGTAGATTTATGCCGAGGAGAATTCGGTAGAAAAGTAGCCTACACAGGCGTTGACCGAATCACTCCACAAAATGTAGTAAAAGTAGTTTCAGATACAATTGGCATACATAATAGAAACCGAACATTGATTGATTACTTGTATCGGTACATGAAAGGCGATCAGCCGATATTATACCGAAATAAAATAGTCCGTCCAGAAGTTAATAACAGAGTGGTTGAAAATCACGCATTTGAAACTGTAAAATTTAAAGCTGGACAGATTTGTGGGGAGCCAATCCAATATGTATGCAAAAAGAAAAATGCGGATGAAAAAATAAATGAGCAAGTTGACCTTCTGAATGACTATTTGGACGAAGCCAATGCAGATGCAAGAAACATCCAAAGGGCAATATATCAGAGTGCAACAGGAACTTCCTATAAGGCTATTCTGAAAGAAGAGGACTGGACAAAAAACGGAGATTTACCACCGTTTAGAATCTTTATTCCATATCCTGGTGATTGTTACATTGTATACTCACAGAGAAATGGGAAACCAATGCTTTCCGTGCAGATTTTAAAAGATGAAGATGAACAGCAATATTATTTATGTTATTCAAAGAACCAGTTTTTTGAAATCAAGAATGGAAAAGTGACTAACTACGGCATCAATGGTTTTGGTGGCATTCCTATTGTTGAATGTCCGAATAATCACGACAGACTTTCAGATGTTGAAATTGCAATCACCTTATTTGATGCAATTAATAAATATCAGTCTGATAGATTAAATGGCGTGGAACAGTTTGTGCAAGCCTTTATGAAGTTTAAAAACTGCGAGATAGATGAAAACGAGTTTTTGAAAATGGTAAAACTTGGTGCTATCTCTGTTAAAGATACTGGAAATGGCTGTCAGTCAGATGTTGAACTGATGACCGCTGAACTGAACCAGTCAGAGAGCCAGATTGCGAAGGATGATATCTACAATAATATGCTGATTGTAGAAGCAATGCCAAACCGCCAAAGCAATAGCGGAGGAGATACAGGAAATGCCGTATACCTTCGTAATGGATGGGATTTCGCAGAAAGAGATGCAAAATTGGTAGAAGCATTCACCAAGGAAGCCGAAAAGGAATCTGCTAGAATTATTCTGAATATTATCCGTGGTACATCAAATGATGTTAATATCTCAACCAGAGATTTTGACGTTAAGATAACCAGAAACCCAACAGACAATATGCTTGTAAAAGCACAAGCGCTTGATTATCTGTTCAAAAATAAAATTCATCCGCTTATTGCATTGATTACTTGTGGTCTTTTCAGTGATCCGCAGAAAGTCTACGAAATGAGTTTACCGTATCTGGGAACTATTTACCCGGAACTGGCAGACCCGGAAGCGGAAATGCAGAAAGCACAGCAATTACTTGACGGAAAGTTTCAAAATCCGTCCAAAACAGAACCAATGGCAAATTCTCCATCTAACGAAGAATGAACCAAATTTCGATTATTTAAGGAGTTTTAGAGAAATCTAAGGCTTCTTTTTTAATACCCAAAATCAAATAAATTGCAACAGCCCGTGAGCGTAAATCGGGTACAGACCATGTGCGGAGCGAACCGTGTTGAAAAAGCGTATTGGACTGGAAGAAAGGAGATTTCAATGACAAGAGAACAGGCAAAACAGGCACTTATCGGTATGGGAGTTGCAGAACCTTCCGAGGAACAGGTTTCTAAGCTTCTTGATTCTATTTCTGCTGAAACTAAGAAAGAGAAAGACAAAAATGTTTCTCTGAAGGAAAAAGCTGAAAAAGCAGATTCCCTGGAAAAAGAGTTGGAAGAGTTGAAAAAGCAGAACATGACCGAAGCAGAACGGCTAGAAGCTGAACGCAAGAAAGAAAAGGAAGCAGTGGATAAGGAGTTAGCTGATTTGAAAGCTGCGCTTGCAGAATCCAACAAAAAAGCCCTTACCAGTGAAATTACTTCTATGTTCGCAAATGCAGGACTTTCAACCGAAACATACGCGAGTGCTATTAAAGCATACGCATCTGCACCGTATGAGAAACCAGAAGATGCAATGAAAGAAGTCGAAACTTTTGTTAAGGGAGTTTCCGAAGCAAATAAAACAGCACTTGATACCGCAAAAGCAGCTTGGGAGAAGGAAGCATTGGAAAACACTCCGAATCCGGGCGGTGGTAGCGGTGGGAAAGCTACAGTAAAAAGTGATGCTGCTGAATTTGCAAAAGCTTACTCAGCAAAAAAGAACCAGGAAACTAAATCAGTGGACGGTAACGCCCCTGTAAATATTTAAGTAAAGGAGATATAAATAATGGCTTTTATGAAAACAGAGCAGTATGAGTCCACTCCAAATATTCTTGAATCTGAGGTCGGACTTGTACTCAAAACCTACACAGCAGACCAGACAAATGCTGAAACAGTTGGAACTAAGAAAATTATCAAAGCAGGTTCCGTATATCCAACAAATGCGACAGGCGCAATCGGCATTGTATTTGAAGATGTTGATATGACAGATGATACCAAGAGACCAATTTCTGTGATTGTCTCAGGACGTGTTCTTGAAAAGAGACTTCCAGTAACAGTTGACACTACTGCAAAAACAGAGCTTGAAAAATCCGGAATTGTTTTTGTAGTCACAGAAGACCCAGTATTTTAAGGAGGTATGACAAATGCCATTTAATATTTTGGAATCAATTACCCAAGAAGAAAGACTTAATTTCTCTCAGAATTTCAGCGTTAAAAGACCAGGTATCCTCGATACCATTTTCCCAGATACAAAAACCCAGTATCTGAAAGCAGAGTATTACAGACTTATGGCTGGACAGAATCTCCCGGAAGTTGCATTCGTCCACGCTCTTGATAGCGAAGCAGAAATCGGCACAAGACCTGGATTTGAAAAAGTCCTGACTGAAAAACTCTTCATTAAGAGAAAAATCAATCAGTCCGAAAACTTACGGCAGGCAATTGAAAACGGTGTGCCGGATAATGAAGCACTGAAAAACTTTGTATTTGATGATGCAGCCAGACTGTTCGAGGGCGTTGTTACAAGAGCAAATGTTATGAAAGGACAGTTCCTTTCCACCGGCGCTGTAACAATCAAAGAGAACCATGTTGACATGGGAATTGACTATGGCGTTCCAGCAAGTGCAAAAGTAACGCTTACTGATTGGTCTAAGCCAGATGCAGATATCATGGGCGATATCCAGAAAATGGTAGCTGTAGCAGAAGGCAATGGCTATGTAGTAAACAAAGCTGTTACTTCTCTTAAAATGATTAACTACATGCGGAACAACACTGCAATGCAGACAGCTGTTCTGGGTGCTGCAAATAAAAGGCTTCTCACAAAGCAGGAGCTTGCCAATCTGCTTATGCAGGAATATGGAATCACAATTGATCGTTGTGATGAGAACTTTAATTTCAGAAAAGCAGATGGAACCCTGAAAACAGCCAGATACCTCAAAGAGGATGTATTTACTCTGTATGAAGCAGATGCTAACGGTTCTTTCGGTGTTGGCCTCTGGGGTGTGACACCAGAAGAGCTTGAATACAGACAGTTTATACAGGAAGAGAACCGTTCTTTCGTAACTCTTTCCATGTGGGCTACACCAGACCCAGTTGCAGTATGGACAAAAGCATCCGGTATGTTCGTCCCTGTTGCACCAAAAGCAAACGGTGGTATCGTGATCGGTACCAAAGCGGGGGAATAACCGGGCATAGTCTCGATGAAAACAGCCAGTCACCATCTGTAGCAAGTGTGAATGATACATCAACACACAAGTATACAGAAAGCGAGTTGTCTAATATGACTGTATCTCAGTTAAGACAACTCGCAAGTGATAACGGCTATGCCCTGACAGCAACTAATAAGGCTGGAATAATATCAGAGATTTTATCTCAGCAAAGGTAGGTGATTAAATGGACGAACAGCTTATAGAGGACTTGACAAATTATCTTGAAGATGATGAAGAAACTGCGAGGATGATTCCTCTTTCAGCAGAGAGGGCTATTCGTTCATTTAAGAAGAAAAGGAATTATCCTTCCTCTTACAGTGATGAGAAAATAAATTCCGATATGGAGAAATGCTATGACTGCATATTTGATTTGGCTCTTTTCTTCCTAGTAAAGCAGGGAGCTGAGTTTCAAGGATCACATTCCGAATCCTCTGTGAATAGAAGTTGGGATTCCGAAACTGAAATTTATGTAAATCATGGTGTTTTTCCATTTATCGGATTCTAAGATGGTGTGTGCGTGATACGTCAATCCTCCCACGTATCGCAGGGGTGCTTCAAATTAGGTGGGTAGAAGCAATATTTAAAAAATGGGAGTGATGGAAAGGAATAGCGATGGGATGTGAACACGAGTGTATCAACGAACACCGCTTAAAAGAATTGGAAAGTGCCGTCCATGAGATGAAAGAAAAGCATTCCAAAAGGGATGGAGTTTTTTTTGAACGTATCAATGCGCTGGAACAGAAAATTGCTTTATACAACAACGATCTGGGACACATTAAGGATACAGTTGACGAAATGAACGACAATTTAAAATCACTCATGGAAAAACCAGGAAAGTTACAGGACAAAATAATTGCTTATATCATAACTGGCATAATTGGTATTGTTTTAGGCTTTGCCCTAAAAGGCATTTTCCCGGTGTAAATATTGATTCCACTACAGGGAGGACAGTGGAATGGATGATTATAAAGACTTTTCGGAAGATGAAAGAATCTTCTATTTGCGTGAAGCTGGATTTGATTCCAGAGAAAAAGAGTTATTCCGATTGCGCGTTTACGAAGAAAAAACACTTGCAGAAGCTTCAGAAATCATGGGCTACAGCACAAGAACCGTAGACCGCATAAACAGAAAATTAAAGAAGAAAATTATGAAAGTCGCCCCGATGTATTGTCGGGGCTTTTCTTTGTATTCATAGAAAATGGCGTATTTATGGCGTTATCATGGCGTGTTAATCAACCTCTTATTATTGTAAAATATAGTTATAAAAACAAGGGAGGTTTGAGATATGCAGTATGGTAATCCGTATTTTGCACAACCATTTCAACAAATACAACCGTATCAAGATAGATTAGCTCAATTGCAAAATAGCTATCAACAGGCAATGCCATACGGACAGACACAAATTCAGCAACCAATGCCGCAAGTACCACAAATCCCCATGTTACAAGGACAGATGGTCGATGGGATTGATACTGTAAAGGCAAAAGATGTAGATATGTCTGGAAACCCTGTCTATTATCCAAAAACTGACGGTACAGAAATATATAGAAAACAATTACAGGCAGATGGAAGAAGTAGAATTTTTGTTTATCGACTTATAAATCCGGAAGAACAACAGCAACCAAAGGCAGAAGAAAAACCGATTGACATAGAAGCTATGTTTAATCAGCTTCGGAACGATGTTTGTTCAGAAATTTCCGAAATAAAGAGTATGTTTCCGACACAAATGTCGGGAACACCGGAACCCAAGCAGAATGGAGGTAAACAGAGATGATGAATCCAATGCAACTTATGCAGATGATACGTGGTGGAGGGAATCCTCAACAAGCCATAATCAATATGATGAAACAGCAATCTGGAAATAATCCTGTAATTGACAATGCAATTAACATGATGGAAAAAGGTGATAATGCAGGAATTGAAAAACTTGCAAGAAATCTTTGTAAAGAAAGAAATATTAATCCAGACGATATACTGTCGCAGGTTAAGAACCAGTTTGGAATAAAATAAATTCGCTACAATAATTAAAAGAGCCGCGGTCTTTTGATTTTGTATAAATTACAAAAATCAATAAGGAGGTAATCGCTATGATGAATGGTGGATTATCAGCAAGCGATGTCGCTGTATTAAGCGGCTCTAATAACCGTGCAGATGAAGGCTATGGCTTTGGCGGTGGCTGGGCATGGTGGATTATAATATTGCTTATCTTTGGCTGGGGCGGTTTCGGCGGCTTTGGTGGCTGGGGTGGCAATGGTACAAATGGTTCCGGCTTCCAAGGATGGGCTACCCGTTCAGACATTAATGAGGAATTCGCCCTTAATGATATTCAGAATGGTATCAGAGGTATTCAGCAGGGTATCTGTGACAGCACATATTCTCTTAACAATACCATGCAGAGTGGCTTTAATGGTATGAATGTCGGAATGCTTCAAGGCTTCAACGGCGTTCAGCAGGCAATCAATGCTGATACTGTAGCCGGTATGCAGAATACCAACGCATTACAGTCTCAGTTAGCAAACTGTTGTTGCGAAACAAGAGAAGCCATCCAGGGTATCAACTACAACCTTGCTACCAACACTTGTGCTCTCCAGAACACAATGAACAACAACACAAGAGATCTTCTGGAAAACCAGAACAGCAACACAAGAGCAATCCTTGATTATCTTTGCCAGAAAGAGACAGCAGACCTCAGAGCAGAGAATCAGGCACTTAAACTGGCGGCTTCACAGTCCGACCAGAATGCGGTATTACAGGCGGCTATGAACGCAAATACAGCAGAAATTCTCAGACGCACTGCACCGCTTCCGGTTCCTGCATATCCGGCAAGCAACTTGTATGGATATTATGGAAGCTGTGGATGTGGGGGAAACAACGGTTGTTGCTGATTTTATCATTGAATTAAATTAAAAATTGAATATGTACCGTTATTATGATATAATAAAATTATCATAGGAGGAACGGTGCATGGTTAATCAAGATTTAATAGGTCAAAAATTTGGGAAACTTACAGTTGAATCTAGCGCAGGAACCAATAAGTGGAAACATAGGTTATGGGAATGCAAATGCGATTGTGGCAATATTGTGATCGTAGACACATCTAGACTAAGAAATGGTCACACAAAAAGTTGTGGATGTTTACACCCAAAAGCGGAAGATTTGGCAGGAAAGCGTTTCGGAAAATTGACCGTAGTAAAGAAAATAGGCAGGAAAAATCGTTCTAATTATTGGCAATGTCATTGCGACTGTGGCAATGATGTCAATTGCTATCAATACAATTTAATGAGGGGAACAAGTACATCTTGCGGATGTTTGCGAAGTTATTACTCAAAACAAAGTAGAAACTGTCATGGAGAATCAACCGGAATTTTATATAAAAAATGGTCTTCGATTAAAACAAGATGTACTAACCCAAATGACCCGCACTATAAAGACTATGGTGGACGTGGAATTAAATTGTGTGATGAGTGGCAAGAATATTGGCCGTTTAGAGAATGGGCTTATGCGAATGGATATCAAGAAGACTTAACCATTGAGAGAAAAGACGTAAATGGAAATTATTGTCCCGAAAATTGTTGCTGGATTACTGGGTTTGAACAAGCCAGCAACAAAAGAAGAAGCGTATTTTTAGAGTACGGTGGGAAAAAGCAAACAATTTCTCAGTGGAGTAGAGAACTTGGAATAGGAAAAGAAACCATTGCGTATAGGGTACATGCCGGATGGAGTGCGGAAGAGTGCTTATTTGGTAAAAAGAACAGAACTGGAAATTCTAGCCCTAGAATGAATATCCCTGACTATTTATCTTAAAAGTAACAAAAGTTGTTGAACTCACCCTTAGAGGTTGACTAAATTCTAAGAGGTGGGTTGCGGCTCACCTCTTATTGATTGAGAGGTAAAAAATATGGCATGTAAGAATGTTTGTAAGCTTTGCAATCACCTTGTTCTGTCTACTGCAATTGCATTCACAGGTGGAAATCTTGTGGTTACTATCCCGGAAGGAAGCTACAATAATGGAGAAAAATACTGCATTGTTTTAGCACAGTCCATTCCGAATACAACCACAATTACCGCCCCAGTAATGATTCAGATAGGAACAGGAACAACCTTGTATCCGTTAGAGAATCGTTGTTGTGCACAGGTTACGGCTTGTGGCGTAAGAACCAGAACAAAATATGCAACCAGAGTTGTAACAAGTGCTACTGGTGGAGTGTTCAAAATGTTAGGAAACCCGGCATGTAGCCCGAATAACAATCTGACTGCAATCAATGGTACAGCCCCAACGACAGAAGCACCTGTTACGCAGGCTGTTAGAAAGGGGGCACTGTAATGCATAAAGTTGCAATGGAAATGGGAAAATGGGCTATGGAAAAAGCCAAAACACATGGCTTTGATAATCTAAGTGCTCAAGACTGGGACGATCTGAAAGACTGCATGGAATCCGTAAAGTGCGCGATTTGTGCAGATAAGGATTACAGAATCGTAGAAGCTATGGATGAATGCGAACAGGAAGAAAAGTATCTTGGACGCATGGGATATGACCGTTACCGTTATTCAAATGGGCGTTTCGCTCCAAAAGGTAGGGGAACAAGAAAAGGTTATAGACCATATCTGTACATGGAAGATGATGACTGGATGGATGAGTATTTAAACAATCCAGAGTTTGAACGTAATATGTACCGCATGGGATATCATCCAGACCGTAGTGATATGGAAATGGGTGACATGAATCGGAAGAAATCTAGATATGGCGAATCCTATGATAGATACGATGAGAATCGTAGGCATTATCATGATTCCAAAGACACGGAATCCAAAAGAAAAATGGATGATTCCATGAAGGAGTACACATCAGATATTATTCGTAACCTTACGGAAATGTGGTCGGATGCAGATGCAACGCTCAGACAGCAGATGAAAACTGACCTGAGCCGTTTGGTTCAGCAGATGACATGATTAAATTATTGATTAAGCCCTTGTTGCAGTAGTGCGGCAGGGGCTTTTTAGTTGAGAAAAGGATGGTGATAAGCCATGCTAAGACAATTTTACATGAACGGTGACCTATGGAGAGTACAGTTCGTATCCCCACACGATAACGTGTTAATTGACCGCACTGGAAATAGAACACTTGCTGTATCTGATTACTCTACAATGACAATTTCGATTGCAAGCAACTTGCATGGAGAACTTCTGAACCGTGTGTTTATCCACGAATTAGGGCATTGCGTGATGTTCAGTTATGGTCTACTGCCAGAGCTTCACCGTATGATTAAAAAACGATATTGGGTTGATGCAGAGGAATTTGTATGCAATATTCTGGCAGACTACAGCCATTTCGTGATTGGCACGGCCAGAGATATTTTGGGAAACAAATTTACATATGTAGCTCCTGTTGGAGCAGAAAGGATGATTGCATGAGAGGATTAGTTCGCCAAAAGCAAAAAGTATATTGGTCACGAATTACTGAAAAAACAGAAGGATTAGACCGTATTAAAGTTTATGAGAAGCCAGTTATATTCTCTTTTTCCGTATCATCCACAGCCGGAACGCCAGAAGAAATTGCAGCCGGAATAGTGCCAGATTACGACAGGTACATTACAAGCTTTAACCGAAATTTCCACCCACAGGAAGCGGACATATTTTGGATAGACAGAATCCCACAAATAAGCGAGGATGGAAGCCTTATTTTGTACGAAAATGGAGATCCTACAGTATTGCCAGATTACACGCTAAAGAAGATTTTAGACACACAAAAAGGCAATATTGCCAGATACGGAATTTCTAAGAGAGGAAATGAAGATGGGTAAGACAATAAAGTGTACCTTGTCGCAGAAATCAATCCGAAAAGCTATTGATGAAATAAAAAATTATCAAGAATCTTTAAGAAACAAAAACGAAATTTTCATAAAAAGATTATGTGAATTAGGGATTCCAGTCATTGACCAAAATATTTTAGCAGCACAAGGTGATTCCGATAAGAACCATAATACTTATATCAAAATTAACAGTTTTGGTGATTATGCAGAAGCACATTTAATATGCGAAGGAATAGACCTTTTGTTTATAGAATTTGGCGCAGGTATTCACTACAATGGTGCAGCCGGTTCTAGTCCACATCCAAAAGGAGAAGAATTTGGTTATACAATCGGTTCTTACGGACAGGGAAAAGGAAAGAATGAATCGTGGGTTTATTATGCAGATTCTGGCGAATGGGTACGTTCTTACGGTACAGAAGCTACAATGCCAATGTATAAGGCAAGCGTGGAAATCATTCAGAATATCCGAAAAATCGCCAAAGAGGTATTCTCTTCTTAAAGAAGATACCATAATATACTGAATGATACTAAACAATTATGTTATCATTACAGTGTTAAATTGTAGCATAAAATGCAATGCATTCACTATAAAGGTGAGTGCATTTTTTATTGTGAGGTGACAGATATGCCAGACACAATAGAATCCCCTGTATTGGAAGTTTTTTCAAGGTGGGGAGCGGCTGTTTCTAAGATTACTGGCGCAGACAATTACTCCATGGATGGGAGCGAGACAAATGCTTCTGGCAAAAAAGCATATGCACAGCTTTATATGCTCGGAAATCCAATTACGAGAGGTGACCTTGAAGGGGATGAATGCGCAACAATGCCATCGTTTCAAGTAAATTGCTTCACATCTGGGAGTAAAGCATTAACCAGATTGTATGAATTGGACAAGATAAGTCACAAAGCTATGGTGAACATGGGATTCCGTCGTACATATGGCCCGGAACCTATGTTTTTTGGTGACAGCGGAATCAAAAAGCTTGTTAGCCGATACAGCCGAATATATACAGGAACTTTATTAGATTAGGAGCAGAAATGCTTCTATTTTTTTACCCAAAAATATGAAAGGAGAATGCCAAATGAAAGCAGATAAATTACTTTGGCTGAAAGCAGCAGGAATTAGAGCTGTAAAAACAGTCGCACAAACAGCAATAGCAACCATCGGAACCGCAACTGTAATTGGCAGTGTTGACTGGAAAATGGTTTTATCCGCGTCTTTACTTTCCGGCTTTTTATCACTGCTTACATCTGTAGCAGGATTACCAGAACTGAAAACAGACAAAGAAGAGTAGAAAGGCGGTGATCCGCTATCTCCCGGCACAGGGTTACGTGCATAAAGCTTAAATTAAAGAAAGGGGCCTATTAAAATGACAGATTTAACAACACTTGGCGTAACTTTCCACTATGCCGTAGAAACAGAGAAAGGAACAAAGCCAACTACATTTACTCAATTAAAAAGATGTAGCTCAATTGGTGGAATAAGTCTTGACACTGAACAGATTGATGTTTCCGCATTGGAAGATTACTTCACGCAATATGCGGCAGGAAGGCAGGATACTGGTGGCTCATGGGAAGTTACTTTTAACATGAACGCCGACGTTATAACCGCAATCGAAAAACTTTTTAAAGACTCTAAAGATGCAAAAGCTAAAAGTCTTTCAACCTGGTTCGAAGTTGCGTTCCCAGATCTCGAAAAAGCATTTTTCATTGTTGCTGAACCAGGACGAGCAATTCCGCTTCCGGAAATCGGTCAAAATGAAGCTGCGACCATCCCGATATCATTAATCATAAATGATTACAAAGGACTCGATACAAAGGTTGTAACTACATCAGAATTATAAAAAATAATGGGAGGATTATAAAATGGTAACTTTTAATGTACATGGAAAAGAATATAAGGTTGTATTCGGATACGGACTTCTTACAAAAACAGATGTGCTGGACAAGGTACAGGGGATTACAGATGGAAAAGAGAGAAGCCTTCAGAAGATGATTTCTCTTCTTCCAGAACTGCTTCTTGCCGGACTTCAAAAGAAGCACAAGGAAGAGTTTGGGTATGAAAGTGATTCTGAAAAAGAAGCTGTTCTTGATAAAGTCTGTGACCTTTTGGATGATTACGAAGATGAAGGAACCGAGGAAAATCCTAAAAGCGGATTTGATTTATACCAACTTCTTGATAAAGAATTGGAGAAAAATGGTTTTTTATCCGGTCTGCTGAATGCAGTAGCAGAAGCACAGGCAGTAGAGAAGAATGCAACGAAGCTCCCACAGGATCACAAAAAGAAAAATTAACTTTTCGAGAAGTTGTTTACCAAGAGATTCTTCCTTTATACCTCTCTATCGGTGTATCCAAAGAAGAATTTATGGATTCTACGCCAGCTGAATTAAAACCTTATCTCGAAGCTGAAAAGATACGCCAAAAGAGGAAAGATGCCGAACTCTGGCAAGCTGGCATTTATGAAACATCAGCCACATTCACGGCTGTTGCGAATGCTTTAATGGGGAAAAAATCTAAAGCAGAGTATTTGAAAAAACCTTTACTGGAATCAGCAGAGGAAGAAAAGCGTAAACAGGAAGGCATACTTTCCGAAGAAGAAAAGAAAAAACAGAGAAACGCACTTTTGGCAAGCTTGCAACTCATGCAGGCAAACTTTGAACTTAACCATGAAAAGGGCAGGCAGGATGAATAAGTCTTGTCTGCCCTTTATTTTTTTGTAAAAAAAGGAGGGATAAATAAAATGGCTGAAAATACCATTGATACCCTTGATATACAAATTAGCAGTAGTACAGAAAAAGCAGTACGTGCGCTGACTAATCTTTCAAATAAACTCACAGAAGTTAATTCCGCATTAAGCGGAGTTAATACAAACGGATTACGTGGTTGTGTAAGGGAACTTGGAAAACTAAAAGAACTTGATATAGGGAAAATGACAAGCATTGCTGATGGAATTGGAAAATTCTCAAATTCCATAAAGACAATGGGCGGAGTAGATTATAAAGGTTCTGGACTGAATGCAGTTATCAACTCAATCAACAGGCTTAGCCAGGTTGATATAAGTAGTTTTGACACAGGAAAACTCGGAGAAATAATCACTAAATTATCAGGTTTATCGGAAATACCAGATGTATCTACCAGTGTTAATCGTTTTGTCAATTCAATGGCTAGACTAGCCAATTCCGGTGAATATATTGCAAATGTATCGGCTGAATTGCCTGGGCTTGGAAGAAATCTTAAATCAATCGTAGAGAGTTTTACGAGCGTTGGCGATATATCTGAACCTGTAAATAGGTTAGTTCAGTCTATTGCACAATTGGCAAGCTCTGGAAATAAAATCGGACAAACGTCAAGCCAGCTTGGAACACTAGCAAAGGAAGTATTATCTTTCTTTGATGTAATGAAAACCGCACCAAAAATCAGTGATAACACAATCCGCATGACGGAAGCACTGGCAAAGTTGGCTAATGCAGGGGGAAAGGTAAATTCCGCTACAAATTCTATATCCAGTGCGTTTTCTAAATTATCATCTGCAACATCTAGCCTTGGTAATATTGTTAGTAAAACTTCTTCTATAATTGGAACCGGGGTAAAAGGCATTATTGGATGGTTTCAACGTCTCGGGAATAGTAGTTCTGGAATTAAAACCGCTTCTTTTAATCTCGGAAATTTGCTTAAAACTGCTATCGGTTTTAAGGCTATTCGTGGTCTGGCAAATTTAGGAAAAAGTGCAATTGGTTTTGGCTCTGCTATTACAGAAATCGAAAATGTTGTAGATGTTTCCTTTGGAAGCATGGCAGATGAAGCCTACAAATTTGCTTCTACGGCTAAAGAACAATTTGGATTATCCGAATTGGCAGCAAAGCAATATTCTGGAACCATGATGGCAATGATGAAATCATCTGGTGTTGCGCAAGATGCAGCTTCTAAAATGTCAATTTCTCTTGCTGGATTAGCCGGGGATATTGCATCATTTTACAACATTGATACCGATACTGCTTTTCAGAAAATACGCGCTGGAATTTCCGGGGAAATTGAGCCTTTAAGACAATTGGGTATTAATTTATCCGTTGCAAATATGGAGGCTTATGCTCTTTCAAGGGGAATTACAACATCTTATAATGCAATGTCTCAAGCTGAAAAAGTTGCTCTTCGATATAACTATTTAATGTCAGTTACAGGAGATGTGCAAGGGGATTTCGCAAGGACATCTGGCACCTGGGCGAACCAGGTTCGTTTACTCACTCTGAATTTCCAGTCACTTTCTGCAGTAATCGGGCAAGGTTTAATCGCTGGAATTCTCCCGGCTATTCAAGCACTTAATGCGCTCATGTCAAAGCTTATGCAAGCCGCAAATGCATTTCGCAACTTCATGTATGTATTGATGGGTAAGAAACTAAAAGGCTCACAGAGTGGAGTTAGTGATATTGTATCTAACTTAGGCGGTATAGAAACAGCTGGTGACGATGCCTCCTCCGGGCTTGATGACGCTACATCATCTGCTAAGAAACTGAAAAAGGCACTTTCTGTATTGCCATTCGACCAATTGAATCAGCTTACCGATAATTCCGATAATTCTGGAACTGCATCTAAAAGTCTTGGTTCTGGACTTGGAGATTTAGCAGATAGTTTTGCTGGAATACAAGATTCACTGGATGAAGTTTTGACTGTTGACGAAACACCAATTAATAAATGGGCTGCTAAAATCAGAAAAGCATTTATCAATAAAGACTGGCAGGGACTAGGCTTTACTATTGCAGACATGATAAATGTCGGAATGCAAAAAATATATGAAGTTATTAATTGGAATAATGTTGGCCCGAAAATAACCGAATTTGTAAATGCATTTACCACGGCATTCAATTCCATGGTTAGAGGTATAGATTTTGACTTAATGGGAAGATTGCTTGGGGCTGGAATCAACACGGCAGTAAATACCCTAAACCTGTTGCTCGGAGAGGGAGGAATAGATTTTTCTGGAATAGGGGCAAAACTGTCTCAACTTTTAAAAGGCGCTATAAAGGAAATTGACTGGACAGGTCTTGGAAACTTAATCGGAAATAGTTTTATGGCATCTTGGAAAATGCTTTCTGGCTTTGTAAAGGATATGTCTAAAAAGGATGGTGCTGGAATTACTGGATGGGGTAAACTTGGCACTGCACTTGGAAATGCCTTAAATGGTGCAATCGAAAAGATAGACATGAACACCATTGCAGATGCACTTTCCGGCTTACTGAATGGAGCATTTGAAAGCTTAAAGTCATTTACCGAAACATTTAATTGGGATGATCTAGCAACGAAAATCAGAGATGGAATCGCTAAGTTCATCAAAGATACAAACTGGAAAGAAAATGGACAAGCACTTGGAGATTTCATATCTCACCTGTGTACGGCGTTGAAAAATACGCTTACAAAAGACACTTTCTATGAATTTGGACAAGGTGTTGGAACATTCCTTGGCGAATTACCATGGGGTGAAATACTTAGTACTGCGGCTGATTTGTTATTGACTGGTCTTACCAGCGCATTAAACGGATTGTTTGATGGATTAGAGGAAAAACACCCGATAGCCGGACATATTGCAGAATGGCTTACAAAAGCGTTTATTGCAGTAAAAATAGCAAATATTACAGGTATTGGAACTCTTGTTGGTTCACTTGTGGGACATATTGCAGGCAAAATAGCTGAAAAGAAAAATGCAGAACTAATTGCAGATAAACTTGCGGATGTGATAGGAAATGGTACAAGTGCGGCAAGTGAAGCAATAAAGGGAGTTGGAGATGCAGCGGAAACAGCTTCAACAGGCGGACTTAAAACGTTTTCTTCAACACTTGGTGCTATATTTGGAACCGCTGGGATTGTATTTGTTGCAACGGCATTATCTGTTAAACTTGCTAAAGGAATTGCAAGTATTACAGAAGCTGCGCAAGGTGGAAATGGTATTCTCACACAAACAGGTGGTTATCTCCATGATTATGCAGGCGAGATGGAAAGCGCGCATAAAATAACGCAAGATCAAGCAGAAGAGCTTTGGAAGTTAATTGAAGCAGATGAAAGTGCCGGAAAATCAAATTCTGAAATGTACGATAGTTTCATTCAGAAACTTGGAGAATTCGGCGTATCAACCGAAGATGCAAGAAAAATTCTCGAAAAATACGGCGCACAGGCGGGCATATCAACTGGATTTTTGGAAGATATGAATGACAAAGCTGTAGCCCTTGGAGATGGTGTATCTGAATCAGCAGGAAAATTTGATACAACCAAAATCAGTATATCTGATTTGAAAGACGAACTTTATCTTTTAAGTCTTAGCTCTGATCAATTTAGTGGAGACTACTTAACTGCTAAAGATGCTCTTGATAGTGCAATATCTGGAAGAACATATGCTAATACAGAAGAAGCACTAGACGCAGTTTATACGTCATTAAAAAATGCTGGCGTTCCGTTAGATGAATTAGATGAAAAACTCAGAAAAGATTTTCCAGATGCAGTTGTCACAATGGAAACAAGTGCAAAGAATTCTTTCGATGGAATGAATACATCTGTGAAAACAGCAGTGGGAGGTATTACTACCGCTGTTGCAAATGCTTCTAGCTCCGTATCATCCAAGACAAAAACTGGCTTTGGTCTCGCCAATACCGCCGTAAGCACTGCAATGGCTGGGATGAAAAAAAGCACAGAAAGCACAATGCCTTCCATTTGGTCGAAGATAAAGAACACAAATGATGATGTTGAAACCAACTCTAAAACAAACTGGGGAAATTCCGCAAATGCAGTATCAACAGCTCTCGGAACCATGGACACCGATACAAAAGATGTAATGGGTAAGGTTATGACAACTATTCAAAGCTATTGGTCTTCCGTTCTGATTAATACAAACCAGATTTGGGAAAAGGCTTCTGGTAAAGTTGACACGGAAACTGGGAAAATGAAAACCTACACAGAATCTAATTTGTCTGGGATTTCGGATAAAATCAAAAGGCTATTTAATGTTAATCTTACATCAATTGGTCGGGAAACTGCTCAATCATTCGCTGATGGCATGAAACAAGTGCATCTACCAACTTTGACTTATTATATTTCAGAATGGAGAAAACATGATCTTGGTGGTGGAAGAACCAGTTCTACACCAGTTTATAAGCCTAATTGGTACGCCAAAGGTGGTCTTTTCAATGGTGCACAGGTAATTGGCATCGGTGAAGCCGGTTCCGAAGCCGTTCTTCCTCTGGAAAATCCACGAACCATGAAGAAGATCGCAGACAGCATTGTTTCTAGTTCGGACGGAAGCATGGGACTTACAAAAGAAGAAATGACAAAAGCAGTAGCCCAGGGAGTTGCAATGGCAATGAGTATGAACAGCGGGAACAAGAATCCGCAGTACATTATGAACAGTATTATCCTGGACGGAAGTGAAATTGCGAAAGCAGTAACAAAAGCCCAGAATGATACGGATAGCCGTTTCAATCCATCCCCGGCATATTGATTTTTGACTGATTGTGTGGTATAATTTTCTCAATGAAGAAGTACACACGGTCTTGAATTTTTGAGCCGCTAAGAAGAAACTAATATTTCTCAATCGTGAGGAATTTTTATCTTACTTGGCGGCTCTTTTTATTTTATCCATCAATATAAGGAGGAATGGAGAATGGAAAATGAAGTTTTGATAACAAGTGAACAGACACCTATTGAGATTGCACTTGGGATTGACGAAGAAGGCATGACTACTGCAAGAAAACTATATTCATTTTTAGGACTTGCACAGGGACAATTTTCAAGATGGGCGAAAACAAATATTATCGACAATTCATTTGCGGTAGAAAATGAAGACTATTGGGGGTTCGACATTTATGTCGAGGGTAATAAAACTGTTGATTATAAGATAACTGCCCATTTCGCCAAAAAACTTTCAATGCTATCAAAATCTGAAAGAGGAGAACAAGCAAGAAACTATTTTATTGGTTGCGAACAATCCTTAAAAATTGCTTTTAAAAAGCAGCGTGCAGCAGAACTTGAACGAGCTAAAGGAATAGCAGTAAGACAGGCATTGACAAAGGCAATCCAGCAATCTTCTGAAAATGAAAGAATGCACGGACATGCCTATTCTACATATACGGACGTTATTTACAAGTCCATATTTGGTAAAAACGCCAAGCAACTAAGAGAGGAATTCGGAATCACAAAAAAAGAAAGTATGAGAGATTATTTTTCAGAAGAAGATTTGGTGAAAATCCAGAATGCAGAAATGCTTGTGAGCGCATTAGTCGGATATGGCTGGGGATATAACGAAATAAAAGAATTTATTCTGAATAAAGGAATTAATAAAATTGCGGCATAATTTTGAATTTTTAGACAGCCCGCATTTAAAATGAGGTCCGGAAAGGTTCGATTTAAAATGGAACATTTTTCACAGGGAGGAATATCATGTCATATAAAAATTACATCTTAATCCAAAAGCATTTATTCCGCAGTGAATACATTTTTGCAGATACAGAAGAGTATCTGGCAGACCAACTTTTTAAGAATGAGAAAATCAGAGTGAATTTCGGAAAAGAATATGGACACACAGAAGAGAAGTATCTTCTTGTTTCCTGTAAAATCTGGAACAAAGATCAAGGCAAATTTTTTAAAGCCATGGAAAAGCTGAGAAATAAAATGCCACTGGTCGGGAATACCGACTATGAGGAATTTTGCAAAGAAACATTCAAAATGTTTGATTAATTAATTCGGTAAAACCAGTGGGCTAGGTTGGCCGCCGAAAAGCGTAAACCTTGATACGCCTGTCCACTGTTTTTATAAATCAAGGATTCTGGCACAATACGGAGAGTGCCTACGACCAACAAGGAGGTTATCTAATATGAAAGGTAAATTATCAGATCTTTTTTTATCCAGCAAAGAAAGCGTTATCATCAAACCAGATTTAGCAGTAAAATTAGGGCTAAATGAAGCCATTGTTTTACGCCAAATTTATTACTGGCTTGAAATAAATGAAAAATTGCAAAGAAATTATTATGATGGAAGATATTGGACTTTTAACACGATGGAAGAATGGCAAAAGAATAATTTCCCATGGTGGTCTACAAAAACTATAGAAAGAGCTTTTAAAAGTTTAATTTCTTCCGGAATTGTTATCACTGGAAATTATAATAAAGACCAAAGAGACCGTACAAAATGGTATTCCATCAATGAAGATGTTCTTGAAAATATATTAAATGGTATAGTAAAGGAGAACCCAAAGACAAATAGCCAATGTGCATCTGGACAGAATGACGAAAGGCATAGACAAAATGACGAAATGCACAAAGACAGTTCGGGGGAAGCATTACCAGAGAATACTATCAAAGATTATCATTCAGAAAATACTATATCAGATACTACATCTCCTACGGAGTTAAAAGAAGAAAAGAAAAATGCATACCACTCTAACGAGTGGTTCAATTCTCAACATATCAAAAATATGTTGACCGAGGAGAACATCCAGTATACTCCAATAGACCGTAAATCTTTTAACTGGTCTGCATTCAAGAACCAAGTTACGATACGACTTGAAGAATTGAGATATACGACAAGCCCATATACAACCAACCGCTTCCTGGTAGTATCAAAATATTTCTTCAAGAGGTACGAAGAACGAACCAGGAAGCCACACATAAAAATCAATCAAGATGCTTTGGATAATATCCTGGACAAGTTTGGATTCGGGCCAAATCCAGATTACTTCCAGAATGTTGAGATTGAAACATACATGAAAGTGATTGATGAATACTTTGGCACTTCATTTAGTGAGTACACGGATCACCATTATTCGCATTTCATGTCTGGCTACATACGGAAAAATTTGTTGATGAAAGTTGAGGACAGGGAGGAAAATGCCGAAATTTGGACTTAACCCCATTCACCCGATAAAATATTAGGCACAAGCCAAGAAAATTGATTTTTGAGCAAATAAATCAACTAATTGTGGAGAGTTAAAACGTATGAGCCAAATAGGAACAGAACTTCCGACAGAATATTCAGACCGTTTTGATAGTTTGCGTCAAAATCGGGTTGAGATGAGTTTTTACAAATATGGCACAGCAAAAGATAATTTCGGGGAGAAGTGGTATTGATGGACTTTAAACAGACTTACTTTTCCATCTGGCAGGAAATATGGAACCTCCACAAGAAGTATGCATTTATCTCAAAGGACGATATTCCTAAGTGGGAAAATCTCACCATGGAAGCAAGCCGGATTCACGATAAATACGCTGATTCGGTCGGTTCGAAATTTGCCGAAGCTCTTTTGTTTGCCGTAACTGCGGAAATTGATAGAAAAGCGAAATAGGACTTCCAGAATGCGTCCCAAGGTGGTACAATATGGGTATCAATTATTGGGAGGTATGAGTGTATGAAGAAAGTGAAAAGAGTTATTGTTGCGGCAACTGCAATAATATGTGAGTGTTTTTCACCTATCGCAGTAAAAGCAAGTATTGATGATGTAAATACATTTTTACAACAGTATGAAAATGATGATAATGCATTTTATACAGAAGAATACAGCGGAAAAGATTCGGAAGGGACGGAATATAAAACACTTATCGTCAGAACTGATTTATTTAAAGTAAATGTCAGCTTTATGGATATGGATGAAATTTTTGCGAATATGTCCTCACAGGAATGGTTTGACTATACCACTATTTGTAGCATAGGTATTAGTTCAAATGTTGGTTCTTTATTGTCAACTAATGTCTATGATACAAAAAGTGGAACGAAAATAAATAGCTTAAGCGATCATCCTTTATCAATGAGATTTCCTTGGATAATAAAAACCGAAAACGAACTTTCAGATGAAGAACGTACTTTCCTTATGAGGATAACGCAAGAAATATTACAAAGCGAGTTGGATAAATCCATTTCATTGAATATCGGAACTGAAAATGAGAGTAAATGCACATTCAAAGCTTGCAATGGCTTAGCAGAAGTCAGCGGAGAATACGAATTGAATAACGTATCATATAAATTTATAACTCAGTTTACTTACGAAACAGAAGATAACCAGAATGGAACATACGAAGAGTTATATACAGGCGCAAATGATATAGATATATTTGGAACAAAAGTAATGTTTGAACATAGAACATACGATAAGTAGAAAAAATCGGCTAGGAATTTCTCCCTAGCCTTTTTTCTTTCATAATCCATTCGTAGAGCCATTTCCATAAATTTGGGATTCTTCATCCTTTTTATTATCAGAAAGTACATTGTCAGCTTCTTCCAACAGTTCATCGCCTTTAAGCCAAGCATATGATATATATACGCTGGTTTCATCACCGTAATCGTAGGATTTAAGTGCTACGGAAGTATCATTTGCTCCATACCAAGAAGTATATTGTTCTTTAGTTCCGAAAGGAGAGGTATAATTGGATGTATCACTTGGCTCTCCATAAATTTCTGACAGCTTGCTCGAAAGATCAGAATACATTAAATCTAAATCTTGCGGTTTTTCAAATTCATATTGTGCTCCGTACAAAACCGTATTTTCTTCGTCAAAGGAAATTTCGTTTTCTACTGAATAAGTATAATAAAGATTCATGGAATATATTGGATATCCAGCAACGTCAATGTTGGGAGAAACAAACGGAGATGCGCAAAAGCAAATCGCTCCATCATAATCGTTATCATCACCATATTCTACACCATTTAATACATTTTCAACAGTTTCGGCGCTTAACCCTTCCATTGTTGAGCCATATAAGTCTGCTTCTGGTATAAAAGTACATGTATCATTAAAATTTGTTCCCCATGGAATATCCCTAAAAAGAATTTCTTTATCTGTTTTAGCGAACACAGGCGTAATACTTGAAAAAATGGATGTTAAAGCCAAAATCATAATAAATTTTCTTTTCATGTAAAATCCCCCTCTTTAGTATGATATACATATTTTACCACTCCAAAACGGATAGTGGAATAGGAAATTTGAAAAAGTTAAAATAATACTTGATTTAGTTGCTACAAAGTGATATATTAAGTATATGCAAAATGTAGCAACAATTTGAAAGGAGGTTTTAATATGTCACCAATAAAGGGGCAAAAAATCAAAGACAATCCAAAGGACTTTATGCTGAGAACGAGGATTGACAAGGAAACGTTGGAAAAATTGGATTACTTGGTTGAAAAAGAAGGGAGTGACAGGTCGAAAGTAATTAGAAAAGGGATTGAAATTCAGTACGAAAATGAAACAAAATAAGCGGTTGCCGCCCTAGGAAAGTTACAACCGCTTAACACACAAACCGCAAAGGATTTGTTAAATCTATCATACCATTTCCTTTGCGGTAATTCAATATCTGAAAGGAGATTTTATGGCAGATTTAAAGGTTATCGAAAATGAATTAGTTCCTGTGTATGAGACAAGTACAGGTGAAAAAGTAGTATATGGTTCAGAATTATATGAGTGCCTTGGTAGTAAGCGCCAGTATACAGATTGGATAAAAACACGTCTGAAAGAGTGTGACGCAATAGAAAATGAGGATTATCAAAGTTTTTCACAAAATAATGAAAAACCTATGGGCGGTAGACCGAAATTAGAATACCTCATCAAACTCGACACCGCCAAAGAAATGGCAATGCTTGAACGCAACGACAAAGGGAAACAGGTTCGCAAGTATTTCATCCAAGTGGAAGAGAAATACAAGCAGACAGCAATCAACATTAATCAATTGTCCCCCGAACTGCAAATGTTTAATCAGATTTTTCAACAGGTAGCCAAAACCGAACTGGAACAGAAGAAACTTGCGGAACGTGCCGACCAACAAGAGAAGAACATGAAAACCATCATTGATACCTTTAAGGGAACAGATTCCGATGTTGGAACAGAGAAGTGGGTAAACAGATGTATTTCAAAGATTGCCGAGAGCGATGATTTCTCTTACTCATTCGGGAATAAATATGCCGCCGCCAGAAACGAAAGCTACCGCAGATTATCAGACAGAGCTGGTTGCCGATTAGATCAGCAACTTAGAAATGCGATTTCAAGAGCCGAGGAAAGAGGATGCACCAAGGAACAGACTAACCAGATCAACAAACTGTCCGTGATTATGCAGAATAAGCGGCTGAAAGATATTTACGTTAGCGTGATTAAAGAAATGATGATTGCATACAGAGTAGAAATCGCATAATTAGATTTTTACAGGGAAACACAGGAGGAAAATAAAATGACAGAAAATATGGATAGAGAAGACACAATGTTCGAAGTGGAGGACACTATTGATAAAATCAAGTTTCTTTTGGATGATTTCATGGAACAGTACGGATTTAATAGCACAGAAAAAATGGACGAACTGAAAAAATGGCAATTTGCATATAACAAGCAATTTATGACAATGAAACTGTTGATTTTGAGTGATTACGCCAATAAAGCAAGACAGAAATTTAAGGCTCTTGAATCTATGGAGCAGAAAGCGTGATCGTATGGCAAACAGAATCCAGTTCAATGACTTTCAGAAAAAGAGCGTGTACGCCAAGTGCAACGGAAAATGTGCGATATGCGGTAAGCCTGTCAAATTCAAGAAAATGACAATCGACCACATTATGCCGTTGTCCCGGGGCGGCACCAATGATATTAAGAATCTGCAACTGGCGTGTAAGCGTTGCAATAGTATGAAGAGCAACATGACGATGGATGATATGATGGGGCAGATTTCCGAGATTTTGAAGTATAACCGCAAACAGAAGTTGATTAGAGTGTTGGGAGGAATTGTAGAATGATTGACTATAAAGAAGAAATCAAGAAACTTTTGGAAAAAGTAGATGATTATTATGATCTCAAAAGAACATATAAGTTGCTCGAATATCTGTACTTAGAGGAAGTTTTAAAAACAGTGAAATGATACCAAAGTATACTGAATGATACTTTCACCGTATGCTATAATATAAAATCATAATAAGCAAATTTTAAAGCGTTTACCTTTCGGGGTAGGCGCTTTTTTGTTGCCAAAAAATAAATCATAAAGGAGATATGAATTTATGCTGGTAGAAATCGTTGGAAAAAGATACGAAGAGAAACTTATTACAACAAGTCTGAAAGTTGCAGAGGTTTTTGAGAAAGAACATAAGAATGTTCTACAATCAATTGAAAATCTCGTGGCTGATAATTCAGCCGCCAAATTTTTTCGACTTACAACATATAAGAACCGTGGAAAAGAATATCCAATGTACGAAATGGATAGAGATGGTTTTTCCTTGCTCGTAATGGGCTTTACTGGTGAAAAAGCCTTACAATGGAAAATTAAGTATATTGAAGCCTTCAACAAGATGGAAAGCGAGTTAAAACGCTTATATACAGAACGCCAGCAATGGCAAATTGAACGTGACAAGGGTGTTGTTATTCGACATATCCTCACAGATACAATTAAGATGAAAATAACAGAAAGTCCAAATAAGAGATTTGCTTATCCGAATTATACAAATCTGATTTATCGTAATTTATTCGGAAAGACAGCAAAAGAGCTTGAAAGTGATTATGGCGTAAAAGCAAAAGAGAATCTTAGAGATTTCTTCACAGGTGATGACTTGGCGAAAGTTCAGAGTATGGAAATGCTTGTAAGTAGCCTTATTAATTGCGGATGGGGATATCAGCAAATCAAAGAATTTGTTCAAAGAGAAGCAACAAAAATGATTGCTTGAGGGTTAGCATATGGCAGAAGCATTTTTAAAAGTGGATGGGGTAGCAATGCCCTGTCCTTCTTCTTTTACATGGGGATTACAGGATATATCGGCATCAGAATCCGGCAGAACAGACGATACGACCATGCACAAAAACAGAGTTGGACAGAAACGAAAACTGTCTGTAGGTTGGAATGGCCCAGACTGGGACACTGCTTGCAAAATTATACAGGCAGTAAATCCAGAGTATATACAGGTCACATATCCAGACTTGCTATCTGCAAATAAGCACGAAACCAGAACATTTTATGTTGGTGACAGGGAGTCCCCTTTTAAGTGTTGGTGGATAGGCAATGAGCGCATGGAAGGACTTAGTTTTGATTTTATCGAGAGGTAAGATATGCGAAATTTATCAACGGAATTTAAAGAACAACAGAATAGTGGGAATCGTAACTATCTGAAATATGCAGATTTTACCTTCACGGATGGAAGCACATTATCCATTACCGACAAGGATTTATGGTCTAATGGTTTTAAATTTGAGGATGCAGTATCGCAAAGCGGCTCTTTTGATATCGGCGCAGCTATCGTAAATAAACTGACATTGCAGATCAACAACTTTTCTGGCAAGTACACAGATTACATCTGGGATGGAGCGAGAGTTGTTTGCCATATCGGGCTTGAATTATCCACTGGTATTGAGAAAATTCGCATCTGTACCATGACAGTAACAGATGCACCATATCAGAATACAGCTATAATCAGTTTGGCTTGCGAAGATTCCATGCGATTATTTGATCGTGATTATTCAGAAAGTAAGCTGTCCTATCCGGCAACTAGATTACAGATCATCCAGGATGCTTGCGAGGTCTGCGGTGTAACACTGCAATCAACCAGATTTGATAACGATGATTTCATAATCCAGAATCGACCAGATGATAGCAGTATTACCTTCAGACAGGTAATTGCATGGGTGGCACAAATGGGTTGCCAGTGGGCGAAAACAGATGCATACGGAAGATTGTGTATCGGATGGTATGAAAAAGAATCTAATATTCCAGCTAATATTACCTCCAAAGATACAAGTGGATTTACCCCTTGGTTATACGATCTTGAAATAACAGGAGTAAAAGTAACGGAGTATTCAAGCAATTCATCTGAAAGTAACGCTAAAACATATCAATCAGGGGATGAGGGGTACATCATAGATATTAGCGAAAATAAGCTAATACAACCGGGGACTGGACAAACGATTTGCTCAATAATTGCTGAAAGATGTGTTGGATTAAAATTTCGTCCTTTTACAACCAGCGCGCTAACCGATATTGCTTTGGAAGCAGGGGATGCTATTACAATCACTGATAGGAATGGGGAAGAACATAAGAGTTATTTAACTTCTCTTACATTGAACCCGGGAACTTTTGAACAATTAGAATGCAGTGCGAAGAGTGTTTCAAGAAACAAACAGAAGCAATATACCCTTAATCAACAGGCACAATCTGAATATAGAAAAAGCTTAAGAGATGAGCGTACTTCTAGGGAAAAAGCGCTGGAAGAATTATCACAACGCCTTGCGGAATCTTCTGGAACATACACGACAGTGGAAACACAGCCGGACGGAAGCAATATCTATTATCTTCACAACAAACCACAGCTATCCGATTCTGACATTGTATGGAAAATGACCGCAGAAGCATGGGCGGTATCTACAGATGGTGGACAACATTGGAATGGCGGTATGACGGTCGATGGTGATGTAATTGCCAGAATCCTTACCGCTACAGGTGTTAATGCTGACTGGATTAAGGCGGGAGCCTTGGTGGTTCGTGATAATAGCGGAAATATTATATTTTCTGCCGATATAACTAAACATCAATTAATAATGGATGGATCCTCAATTAGGATTGGTGCATCTCATTTGGATGGACTGTTAAACAGTATGCAGGGGCAGATTGATGGGAATATAAATACCTGGACAGGAACATCAGTACCTACATTGAGCAATTATCCGGCCAATGAATGGCTGGACGATACCGAAATGAGCAAGCATGTCGGTGACATTTACTACGATGGCGATAGCCACGCATACCGCTTTGTAAATGAAGGCAATGGATATTATTGGAAACAGCTGAAAGATACGGACGTTACAAAGGCACTGAAAGATTCTGAGGACGCATTGTCGGCAGCGAAACAGGCACAGGAAGCGGCAGCTCTCGCCAAAAACATGACATTGCAACTGAGCAATGAATACCAGGGCATTTCTGTTGATTCTAGTGGGAACTACGGTACATTTCCAAGCGGTGTGATTACACATGCTGTAGTAATGTACGGAACACAAGATATTACAGATGATTGTAATTTTATAATCACAAAATCAGATAGTATAACAGGAATCTGGAACAATTCAGCAAAGACATATACGGTAACGGGGCTGTCAGCCGATGATGGTTGGGTAGATGTTAGGGCAACTTATCTTAGTGCTTTGACGGTGACCAAAAGATTTTCCATTTCAAAAATTTATGCGGGAAACGATGGAAAGAACGGTCTTCCGGGAGAACCTGGACGAGATGGAAAAACAAGTTACACCCATATTGCTTATGCCAATAGCGCAGATGGTAAAACCGATTTTTCGGTGTCTGATAGTAACCGGGAATATATCGGTATATATGTTGATTTTGAACTACAAGATAGCACTAACCCGGATGATTATGCATGGACGCTTGTAAAAGGTGCAGATGGGGCAAATGGATCTCCAGGAAAACCTGGAACAGACGGAAGAACACCATATTTCCATGTAGCTTACGCAAACAGCGCGGATGGTAAGATGGGCTTTGATGTATCTGATAGCACTGGAAAAGAATACATCGGGCAGTATACAGATTATACGGAAGCCGATAGCACTAACCCCGGTGCCTATTCATGGACAAAGATTAAGGGAGAACAAGGAGTTCCGGGTAGAACATATTTTCTTGAAAGCCCATCATATGTTATTAAGCAACGCGCGAATGGCAGTGTAGCCCCGAGCTATATTACTTTGAGTGCTTGGTATCGCGATGGAAACGCGGAAACACGAACAGCATATAAAGGTCGTTTTAAAATCGAAGAATCCGTAGATGGGGAAAATTGGAAAACGGTATATTCTTCTGCGAAAGACGAAACAAGCGTTTCACATAATTTATATACGGTATTATCAACTAAAGCGGGAGGAATTATAACAACGGCTTCTGGAAGGTCAATTGGAATTCCAAGAGATGTAAGTGCCATAAAATGTACCTTATACGCGGCGGGTGGATTTTCACAACCATTAGATTCCCAAAGTATGGCGGTTGTAATTGATGTAGATGCACTTACACATGAAGAAATATTTAACCTCTTAACCAATGATGGCGCAATTAAAGGAATTTATAAAGAGGGAAATCAGCTATATATTTCGTTCACTTACGCCAAGGGTGGCACATTAAAGCTTGGCGGTAAAAATAATGGGTATGGGATATTAGAGGTACTGAACCGCCGTGAAACTGGATGGGCTAGTAAGCTTGATCCTGACGGATTAACCATATTTAAAGATTATGTAAATGAAAATAACTATAAATGCCTTATTTTTGATTCAAGCGGAATTAAGTACGGAGTAACCGATTCAGCAGGATTACTGAATCTAGAAATGCCTCTTTTGGTTAACGATAATGGCACAATGGCCATTTTAACAAGTGATATTTATGGTTATTCTGATGATGGAAAAACAGCTTTTCAGTTTTTTAGTGGCAAAACAGTAAACTCAGGTTACATGATAGTAAATGTTAAATCAGACTTTTATGATTCTGCTAATTTTCATAAGTCCGTTACGATGAGTGGTCTGCCGTGGAACTCTAGTGCAAGTGCAGCTGTTGTTTTTGCATCTGATATGAAAACTCTTAATGCGGCTGCTGCATCTTCGATTCGTTACAAATCAATAGGAAACGGAAAAAACATAAAAGAAGATGAACTGGAAGACCTCTACAGAATCAAGGTAATCTGGGCGAAGTACAAAGACGGATATTTATCCGAACAAGATGAACGCTATGGCAAAGAAATGCCGATGTTCATAGCTGAGGACATTGACCGCAGATTTCCATTAGCCGTTGACCATAATGAAAAAGGCAAAGCTGAAAACTGGAATTACCGTATTATAATCCCCTGCATGTTTGCCATGCTGAAAAATGACCATGAGAAAATCCTGGCTCTCCAAGCGGACAACCAGGAACTGCATTCAAAACTGGATGCTTTGTCAACAGAAGTACAGGAATTAAAAGAACTTATCAACAATATTTCACGAAAGGAATGAGAATATGAGTGTAAAAACAGTACAAGCTACAGTAAATGGACAGACCGTAAGTCTAACCTATAACAGTTCTACTGGACGATATGATGGAACGATTACAGCCCCTAGTAAATCCAGCTATAATCAATCGGGACATTATTATGGGGTAACAATCAGAGCTACGGATGATGCTGGAAACGCAGAAACAGCAGATGCTAGTCATTCAACGTTAGGAAGTTCATTACAGTTAAAGGTAAGAGAAAAAGTTGCGCCGATTTCAACAATAACATACCCGACAGCCAGCGCACTGATTACAAATAACAAACCAAGCATTGTCTGGACAATAACCGATGATGATTCTGGTGTGGATCCTTCCACCATTGGTATCGCCATTGATTCTGGAAGCGAGATCACAGGGGATAGTATTTCTAAGACTGCAATTTCCGGCGGCTATAAATGTACTTATACTCCTGGTACTGCCCTGTCAGACGGGAGCCATACAATTACTGTAAATGCGTCTGACTATGATGGAAATGCGGCAGCACAGAAGAGCGTTTCATTCAAAATTGATACCGTACCGCCGACACTTTCCGTTACATCACCGACAGATGGTCTTGTTACCAACCAGGCTTCCTGTACTGTTCGTGGTACAACAAACGATGCAACATCCAGCCCAGTATCTGTTACTGTCAAACTGAATAGTGGTAGCGCAGAGGCGGCAACCGTTGCTTCTGATGGCTCCTGGTCTAAGGTAATTACTCTTACTGAGGGTACCAATACCATCACCGTAGTGGCTACTGATAGTGCCGGAAAGAGTACCACTGTAACCAGAACTGTGAAACTGGACACTAAGGCTCCTGTCATCAAGTCCGTAACATTAACACCGAACCCGGTTGATACTGAAAAAACCGTTGTAATCTCTGTAGAGGTTACCGACTGATAAAGGTGGTGGAAACATGGTAGTAGCATTAAGGGGTACTATCAATGGAAACATTATCTCATTCGCAAGGGCACAAGGGGATAGATGGGAAGCCATCATCCCCAAAAGCCTTAACGGCGCTTATGTAGTTGACATGTCCGCTGTTGATGAAGCTGGAAATACCGCATATATAGCAAGATACATTATTACCATAGATATATCTTCTATGTGTGTTCACATTGAGCCGTGTCCGTATTATGAAGAGTTATTAGAGCCACAGTATCGGGCAGTATTAGAAAATTCCGGGTATTATGCAGAGTTAATAGGAGGGTGTAATTGTGAATGTGGATTTTGAATTCGGGGAAAAGAAACATATAAAATTGCGAATATGTTCCTGTAAGGGCACCGATTTTATAATTGAAAGATCTTCCTATGAATTAATTTGCAAAGGAACACAAGAGGTTGAAGACAGTGGGGGAGCAGTAATACAAGGACATATTCTTGATGTGGTTATTCAACCACAGAAAAAAGGTAGATATAAGCTTCGGGTTATGTATGAGATCCTGGACGAGAAGCTGATCACAGAAGTGGAAGTGATGGTGAAGTGATATGGCAAACATATTAATCAGTGATGTGAGGATGACACCGAACCCAGTTAATGTGGGGGCAAGCTTTGTTCTTTCAGTGAAAATCATTGACAAAGTATACGCACTGGCCACAAAGGACGGCAAGTACCTGATGACAAAGAATAATAAAGTAATTGAAAAAATTCCAAGAAAGGATTGATGAAAAATGTCTGAATCTATACCAAGTACACTAATATCAGCTCTTCCAGCAGCTACCAAAGTATCTGATACGGATATCGTGGTATTGGAGAACGGCTCTACAACCCAGAAGATCACTATAGCGCAGCTGAAAGAGGCGCTAGGGATTAATGCACTAAACACGAATTTTAAATTCTACAGTTCCTTATCTCAAATTGGATTAACAGCAGCTGCAACATGGGATCAGATACTTATCAAATTAACTGATGGTACTGGAATGAAATTTGCTGCATGGAAAGCAGACTATCCAAATTTATCAAATCCATGCACAAGTAATAGGCAATTAATAACTGTTTGCAGATCATATTCAGGTTATTCTACTATAGAAGTGTGGGATATTGATAATAACGTTCGTCACTTTACAGCACATAATGGAGATAACTATAGACCTTGGAAATCATATTAAAACCATGTTGTATTCCATGTTTTTGATGATGTTGATAACCAATTACATTTACGTTCATTTGTATATAATCTGCAAATTTCAACAAATGTTGCACCATCACTACTAAATTGCCATCTAACTGTATACGTCCAAGATGAAATTGCAAATTCTGGAAAGCTTAATTGAGCATAATAAGCAACACGGTGACATCTTGTTGAATTGGACTATATACTTTTATTCTCCCAGTAATATTTACGTCTCTTGCAACAACGCAACCAGCTATATTAGAACTTGCACCAATAAGAACAGGAAATGATAGTTTATGTTCTGGCAGGTTTGGAAATGTATATTCTCTAACCACTCCTGCTGAACAAGTTAAATCTTCATTCGTATACTTCGTGTTTTGCGACCTTCTTTCCTCTGGATGCTACAATAAAGCAGAAGGAGGAATAAAGGTTATGGATATACGAAATACGATCATCAACAATGTATTACTGGCAGTGCAATCTCTATTAAATGATCAGCAGCTCCAGGCAGTACAGGATGCACTCTGCATCCAACTGAACAGTTACGAAGTGCAGGAGAGGAGTACAGAGCTAATGGTGGTGGACAACACTCCAGATACCATGCTGGCGAAATATATAGCGACAAAGCGAATTGAGGGAAAAGCAGAATCTACTATCAAAAGGTACTACGATACGTGTTACATGATGATACATGAGATCTGTAAGCCACTGCATGAGATTACTACCTACGATCTCAGATACTACCTGGCCACATACAAGGAGCGCCGGAAGGTAAGCAATCGTACCTTGGACGGAATCCGCCGATGTTTCAGCAGTTTCTTTTCCTGGCTCTCTGCCGAGGGCATGATCGGAAGAAACCCATGTGCAGCACTGTCCCAGATTAAGTATACGAAGGTAGTGAAAAAGCCCTATACCGCACCAGAAATGGAGCGACTAAAACGGGCCTGTACAACACTTCGGGATCTGGCGCTGATAGAATTCCTTTATGCTTCTGGCTGCAGGGTATCAGAAGTGGTAAGGCTCAACCGAAACGATATAAATTTTCAGACACAGGATGCAGTAGTCCTGGGAAAAGGAAATAAAGAGAGGACGATTTACCTTACACCAGTAGCATTAATGCATCTGCAGGATTATCTGAATACACGGACAGATACGGAACCATGCCTGTTTGCTAGTGTAAGGACACCCTATAAGAGATTGTCGAAAGCAGGAATTGAAAGAACACTAAAGAAGCTTGGGGAAAGTGCTAATGTTACAAATGTACATCCTCATAGATACAGGAGGACTTTGGCCACCAACCTTCTTGATCGGGGAGCAAATATACAAGATGTGGCAGCAGTCCTGGGACATGCTGATTTGAAGACTACCCAAGTGTATTGTTACATCAGTCAGAGCAATGTGAGAGCGTCATATAATAAATATTCAGCATAAAGAGATAGAGAAGACCACTCCGGGGAAAGCTCCGGAGTTAAAGCTATGCCCACTGATAAAATTATCAGGAGAAAGTTTTTTTTGTGTTAGAAATCAGCAAAACACGAAGATAACAGCTCCTATTACGCAATTAGTTGCTACTACCACAACCGGAGCTTGGATTGCATTTAATGTTCCTGCTATGTCTCAATTTAGATTTATTATTTTTTGTATCAATGATGGAAATATGTCTCAATTTCCGCCTGCAATTTATCCATATACAATATTTAAATCTTGCAATAGTACAAATCGAACAGCTATGTTAAATGAGCATGACACTGTAAAATGTTACGCAAGTTATAATAGCGATACACAAATAGCGTTATATATAGGTGGAGCAGCAAGACAAATTACGGTATACGGTATAAAGTAATTAAGAAATCTTGATTGTCAATGTCCAAAGCCTGTTTGGATGTGCAGTGCCAAAATAATATGCTGCATCGGAATTACCAATTTGAATATTGATTCCTAATTTGCTTTTTGCTATTGTCCACGCAAATGATGCTTTATCTGCCCCTCCAAAAACAGTAATATCCGTAATTTCAATATTATATAAATTGGCATTAGAAATTGGAATAAAAGGGCATCCAACATAATTTCCAGTTACATTAAAATGTACGTTTGCCTGATAAGTTCCTTTCAGATTACTTTTCGTGTTTATTCGACTAATTATTTTCATTTGAGCGCCTGAAATTCAGATGTTGAAATGAAGTTAATTAATAAAGCACATATATGAAAGGAGAACATACATGAATATCAATACCTCATTAATCAGCAACAACAACAGCTACGCAGGACAAACACCTCGGTATATTGTCATCCACAATACAGATAATATCGCCAAGACAGCAGACGCTAAGGCACACGCCACAGCACAGCATAACGGCAATTTTCACGGCTATTCGGCCCATGTATTCGTTGACGATAAGTCAGCATACCAAGCCTTGCCGTATAATCGTGGAGCTTGGCACGTTGGGGTAAATTACGGCGGTAAGCTTTTTGGAACTGTAAATAATCATAATTCCATCGGAATTGAAATGTGCATGAATGATGGCTACAACTACGAAAAGGCATTCCAGAATACAGTTGATGTGTGCAAGCAGCTTATGAAGAAATACGGAATCCCAGCAAGCCGAGTAGTGCAGCATTACGATGTGTGCGCTAAGAATTGTCCATCTGTTATCCGTGGAAAGGGTGACTGGGATAGATTCAAAAAGCTTATTTCCAGTGAAACCGTGACAGCACCAACCACAAAGCCGACAGCAAAGGTTGATAAGTATTACCGTGTCCGCAAGACCTGGAAGGATTCCAAGAGCCAGATCGGGGCGTACAAGTCACTCAAAAATGCAAAGAAAGCTTGCAAAGCCGGTTATTCTGTTTTTGATTGGAATGGAAAAGCTGTGTATTCCGTGACTGCAAAGAAAAGTGTAGCCAAGGTAGCAAAAGAGGTAATTAACGGCGAGTGGGGGAACGGACAAGATAGACGAGACCGCCTGGAAGCTGCCGGCTACAACTACGCAGAAGTGCAGAAAAAAGTCAACGAATTACTGAAATAATAACACTCCCGGGGTTTTCCCGGGAG